TAACGCATTATAAATTTTCATCGTTTTCTACCAATATGTTTGAAAGGAGATCTTTGTTTCTTGACACTAGCTGATTTACCGCGACTTTTGCCAATATTATTAAAAGCACCTCTCTTTAATTTATACAAATCTGGTGAATTTTCCAAGTTTTTGTCCAATTCATTTTCTGTTCTAGTAAGCCTTACAGTGTTGGCTTCTCTTACTTTTACAAAGGAAATAAGGGCTGCCAGTGACACGAGCCTATCCACATTGACCCCTGGTCTATATGCCTCCATCTCAACCATTGCCATAATATCAGGCACTCTTCTTATCCCATAATACTTCTTAATAACGTTACCTTCTTCGTCAAACTCTTCCTCAACAACTTCTTTAAGCCACTCTATTAAGTAGCTCAGCATATGCGCCTTAAATAAAGTTCCTGTATTTCTCCAACCATATTCAGAGTAAACACTTTTATTCGCCTGAGCCTCCTTAAGGAATACCATCTGATTCTTAGGTACAAGATACTTCTGTTTACGCTGAGCAATCATATACTGTATGAACTGCGATATGTTGTTTTCCACAAGTGTCCAAGCGCTATACCACTCAATAATTAACTCTAATCTTTTGTGAGTATCATTAATATCATCAAATCTTCCACACCAAGATGCTACTATTTTATCACCTTCAATAAAAGTAGTAGTTCCATTTATATCACTTCTTGTAATTTCAGTTGCTGTTTTATATACATATATAGAGCATAAAGATTCAGACGTAGTAGTCTTCCCTTCTCCAACAGGATCTATTGATGCTATGTATTGACCAAACTCAGGTTTTTTATCAGGTCTTTCCCATACAACAAGACAGCCTGTTTTATCATCCAAGTTTAACTTAATAGGAAATTGAGTTATAGGAGCTTTGTTAGTTTTTTTAACTACAACTTCTCCTTGAGCGCCTTCACTTAATTCAATGAGTTCATAAGGAAAATCTTTTTCTTCAATTTTACGCTTCTGATCAGCAATTAAGTTTGAAGGAAATATAGACTTATCTCTGTAATCAAATGCTTCTTTAATATTTCTAGGATGCTGTGATATACGTAATTGATATAGCTCAGGTCTAAGCTCTTGTCTCCAGACTTCAAATTGATTTTCTAAAGATACTAATGCTTCTTCAACCATAGAGTTTCCAAACTCATCTATGTAAGGGGGCATACCCCACTGTTCTGGAATAAATAAACCGGACATCCCAATAGTTCCTTTATCATCTATTAAGTCTGTTTCAACTTCATAAATACCATTTTCTCTAGGGAATAATGTAAATTGCTTTAAAGGCTCACAATCAGCTAAATTACCAACAGAACCTGCGGCAATAAACATACCTGTTGTAACCTCCCCTGCTTGCATAGCTGGACGGAGAAACTCAAAAGTTTTATCCATTGTTGGTGCAATACCTGCTTCTTCATAAAAAAATAAAGTACACGGCCCACCGACACCTTTTGTATCTGATTGCTCAAATGACATTCCTGTTATCATCCCTTTAAGACCTACATCTTTTTTTCTACCACCTTTAGTTACTTCAATTTTTTGTTGCCACTCCAACACTTTACCTGGATTCATTGGACGGTACCATGCCGTACTTGTGTTTAAAAATGCTTTGTACTCATCTAAGAACTTCCAAGAACCAGCAAGGTTAATATAATCCTTAAGTGAAGCTCCAATTTTAAGAATAGCTCCTTCATCAAACCATATACGATTAATGAATTTAGCCATATGAAAATAAGAAGAAGCAATCTGTCTTTTTTTAAGTATAGAAGAATGTTTAAAATGTAATTCAGCTAGACATTCATAAAGCGCCATGTGAAGCTGAACATCCCATACGCGCGGAAAATCAAATCTTTTCTTCATTTTATCATAGATAGGAAGAAAATTTACCCAGAAATAATAATCTCTTGGTAAATACCAAGTTTTACCATTATTATGAAATATAGCTCCGTGTATACTTTTGGCTTTTTGAAGATCCCAATAGCTAATAAAATCCTTTGACATGTAAGGAGCTAAACAATAAACATCTCCTTGATTTCTAAAATTTCTAGCTTCTTTATTAAACTCAATAGCAGTTTCATCAAATTCATATTTACCAGGCTCTCTAAAAGTACTTTTTACAAAGTCTCTAAACTCTTGTAAATCATTGAACTCAGTTAATGTCCACTTATCGTTTTCCCATGTAGGGACTTCTATGTAAAATTTTTCAATGATCATAGTTGATCATAGCCTAAGTTTTGACCCCCTCTTACGTGAGATTCTTGTTCAGCTGCTAAATCTTTGGCAACTCCTTTATATGACTGACGGATTGAATCAAACTCTTTTGCTATCCTGAGCAATGAATTTATGTTTCCGTCACGGCCAGCAGTAACACTAGTTGTTTCCATATATGTTGCAAGATTATCTAACATGACTGTAATAGCATTGTAAGCTCTTACTGTCGGTGTTTCATACATTATAAAAGCATTCTTTAAACCGTCTATAATTTCGTCTTCTTCTAATGAGAAATCTATTTCTAAATCTTTTATAACAATATCTTCTCTTATATCTCTTGGTATATTAAAAAAAGGATTTTCTTCACTAGGGCAAGTCATGTAAAATAAATAGGCATAAATCTTAAGTGCATGTTTAGGATGGTTTTCTTTTATTATTCTAAGCCACTTGATGGTTTCACAATGCTCTGTTGGTTTAACAACTTTATTCTCTATTTCAAATAACTTTATCATTGCTTATATTTTTCTGGATGTAACTTTAAGTAATTTATCATAGCATTAACTTCTTTTTTAAGATAAGGCATTTCATAAGGAACTACTTCTTTTACAATAGGATCTCCTGCAGCATCATAAGCTACAATAGGATAACCGTAATCATCATAACCTTCTACGTCAAATATAATATGGTGAATTTCCATTTTACCAGCCTTAAGACTGTGATTATGTTTTAGTGTAATATACATATACAAACTCATTTGTAAGGCATAATGATAAAAATTGCAATCATCTAAATGATCTATAGGAGCATTAAGTTTATTGCTTTTTCCTTCCCAATTAACATAACTTTTTAATTTAATTTCTTTGTTGGTTTTGTAATCATAAATATTTACAATATTTCCAACAACTTCAATTCTATCTGCCTGACCACACAACCTAACAGACTTTAAATAAACAAGATGCTCTGGGTAAATACCTGCTGCAATATTTTGATCTGGAGAAAGTTTAATACCATCCTGTTCTATTGGTCTGAATATAGGAAGGTCTACACCATTTCTTTGAATAGTCTCACAAGCAATAAGCTCTTGCTCTCTCTGGTCATGATACCAACTACCTAATGTCACGGCTCTCTTATTCTCGCCGGCCCATATATCAAGGATATTTTGAGGCTTCATACCATACCACTTAGACTTTTTATTCTTAGCTGATTTTATAGCTTGAGCATCTGCATCAAACTTTGGTTTAAATAGTCCAACTAACCCTGTTGCACTTAACCATTTTTGTGTTGGATCATCTTTACTTATGTATTTATGATCCGCTGCTGTGAATTGAATTTCCATGTTCGTTTGTGTTGAGTTGGTTGTTGAGTTGGTCTTCTTGTTGAGTTGTGAGAATAGCTTTCCAGCGTATATTTTTATCATCGGCACATTGCGATGAAAGAGATCTTGTCTTAAGACTTAAGGAACAGCCACATAAACCACAACAAGGTTTAGTGCCAGGTACTTCGCACTTACTCCCATTCTTGTCGATGTGAGGGCATGCGTTACAAGTTATAAGTCTTTCTCTGGCAATTTCTTCAATGTGTTCTTGCTTGAATGCTTTGTTTTTGAGCCCTTCATAAATTTCTAATTTATTGTCCCAAAACTTTTTTAATTTACTTGTTCCCATATTTTTTTTCTAAAAATTCCTTTCTTCTTTGTAAGTCAGCATCTATTAATTGCTGCAAGTGATAAACTCTATCTAACTTAGTTTCAATGTCCTTCTTAATTGCCATCTGATTAAATGTTTCAGGTTTAATCACGCTGAGGTGCTTCTCATACTTATGAACCAGCTTAGGAAGTTCTTTAGTTTTTGCTTTAAACAACCCTACGTTCTCTACTTGTATAAAGTGACAATCTAAATTACTCAGTGCTTTCCTAAGCGTAGAATAATAAAAGCTAACCGCATCTTCTACAAGTTGCTGATCAATACTTAAATTTTCAGCAACAGGGTGTATGAAGTGCTTACTACTTTTTGGTAACATATACTAGTTTATAATCTAATACTATATTTCCTTTTGTTTGAATATTCAATTCTTTAGCTAATGAAATACTCTTCTTGTTAGTACCGTCTTTCCTTACCAACTTTAATTTTGAAGCTTTAGTAAGAAAGTTTCGGACAGTCTGAGAAGTTTTAAAAATTTTTTCTTCTACAGCAGAGCCGCAAAATTCTGATAATTCATATTCTCCATAAGCTCCTAATAATGTGAGACAATCAAGTTCGTTGTTGCTCAGTTGTACATCATTAACAAAGCAGTAGGTCACCAGTTGATATTTAATAATATCACGGTGACCCATACGCACTTTCTTCTGTACTAAATTTGCTTGTGCCATATTTGTTGGTTTAAATACTTAATAGCATATCTACAAACTCTTGTTGAGGAAAACAATCCATTTTATCTTTCCTAACGTTAGTGTGAGTAAGTAGACCTTTAACTTTACCCTCATAAGCTTTTTGGTGGAACCCAAATGCTTTTGTTGGTCCTTCTTCTCTAATCCATTTGATTAGACCTTCCATTATATCAATACTGTCACGCTCTGCTATCCAGTTAATCCACTTACGTGTCGCCTCAATCTGCTTATCTGAATATTTGTGCCAGTGCTTTTTTCCTCTAAAAGGTTCATTTAATGTAACTACTTGAGTTGGATCTGCAAGCATGCCTACATAATTCTTAAACTCATCATCAAGATAACCAAAAGAATTAATTTCTAGTCCTACTGAATGTTTGTTCATATAGCGCGAGCCTGTATTTCCAAGATGCCATCCTTGACATCCTTCAGGAAAAGCTTGAACCATTGTACCGTCATGTTTGTCTTTTCCATTTTTCATGGTTTGTCCACCTAATACAAATTCTGTAGCAACTTTACCTCTGGAATCTCTTCCCCAATGATCTATAGTTTTAAACGGATTTGAATTACCTGCCGTATGATGTAGCATTATATATTCATTTATGACTGGTTCAGAATACTCTATGTACTGATCTTTTGGTAAATAGTGTCTTTCAACAATTAAACCGTTTGGAGTTCTAAAAATAGGAGCAAAATCTGCAGTCATCTCATCAGTATCTAAAATACCCATAGCAATCATTGTTGCAGGATTTACTATACCATCAGCAACTAAATTATGTTCTGATTGCCAACCAATTAAAGCTCTTTCAGTTAATGGTCCAAAAGTTCCGTCTATTTTAACACCAATAATTTTTTGAATTTCAGCTACAATTTTTCGCTTTTTACTACCAACTTTAATAATCCCTTCCATAATTATTTCTCTTTAACTAAAGAACGTTTTTTAGTCGTAGGCTCTCTTTCTTGAGTAGATTGAGCATTATTTTCTGCTTCTTTTTTAGCTGCTGCAAAATCAGCTTTTGCTTCAGTACTCTCTTCTCCTGATGCTTCCATTTGAGCAAATAATTGAGAGCTTCTAGCCATTGCTTGATAGCGTCTGAATTTAGATTCCTCAATAGTAGCCATTAAGTCTTCGTAAGTTGATTGTGTTTTTAAGAAAGTGATTTCTTCCTTATACTGGGCTGTGATTTTTTTTCTCATTGCAGCCATTTCAACATCTGACATTTCAGATGCTTGATCTTGATTTTGGTTTTCCATTATAAAACTTTTTATGTTATATGTTATAGCAAATATAACATAAAAAGTTTAAATATCAAATGTTTAGTAGTTAGCTTAGCTAAATATTTAATTTTCTTTATTGTATTTTTTCTCTTTTTGGATTTGATTAATTGTATAACCAGCAATTAAAAATTCAGCACCTGCCCACATAAGAAGCTCATAAACATCCATTGTATCTATTTGAGTAACTAAATACGCAATCATTCCTACTTGTGCAATAATAAATGCAATACTAGATTCAACTCTTTTCTTTGAGAAAAAAGACGGCTTATCAGACCAAAGGTTCATCATTTCTGTAAAGAACCATACAATGTTTTTCCAAATTTTCATAATCATATTATTTAGTTCTTAACTTTAGACATGCTTGTTACTCTTTTATTTAAAGTCTTAATCTCTTTTGATATAC